CTCACCTTCGAGACTGCCCGCTACACCGCAAGCTACGTCACCAAGAAACTACGCAGCAAACAACGATACGTTCGCATCGACGAAACCACCGGAGAGCTCATCCAGGTAGAGCAGCCCAGAGCATTCATGTCTGACAACCTGGGCAAAAATTGGTGGATACAGTACGGAGAACAGCTAGAACACAACGACTACGTCATCATCAATGGACAGAAGCAAAAACCGCCAAAGGCGTACGACAAATGGCTCGCACAAATCAAACCACAGACGATACAGGAGATAAAAACCAACAGAGAGAAGAAGGCAAAGCCTACTAGCAAACAGCAAAATCGCGCGCGCGCACGAACCGCGCACGCACGCGTTAAGCAAAAGAGCAAGACAATCTAAACCCTAACCCATTCGGGCGGTTGGCCCCAAAGCGGGCCGCCCTTCCGAACGGGTCTCAATGGAGACAAAGACAATGCTACGCAACAAAACAGCTCGCCAACACAACTTCGCGCTAGTACCTCGCGCAGACATCCCGCGATCGGTATTCCCGATGCGACAAACGCGCAAACAAGCCTTCGACGCCAGCGAACTCATACCCATCATGGTCGAAGAAGTGCTGCCCGGAGACACCTGGCAGCACAAAGAAAGCATCATGGCGCGCCTAGCGACGCCCATCGCACCACTGATCGACGACCTGGACCTCGAAACGTTCTATTTCTTCGTCCCAAATCGTATCGTCGATCCAGAGTGGGAAGACTTCATCACAGGCACAGACACCGCAATCGAAGTCGCGCAAATCAGACCCACGAACGCCGCAATGAGCGCCACACCCGTCGAACTCGGAAGCGTGTTCGATCACATGGGCATCATGCCCCAGGGATACAGCGGCACACTGATGCTCACCGCATATCCGATATTCGGGTACTTCAAAATCTACAACGAATGGTTCCGTGACCAGAACCTGCAACCCGAATGGGAGTGGCCCGCAGACTGGCGCGCGTCAACAATGTACAGCGGCCTCATCGACAACGGTGCGGCTTGGGACCAAATGCCACTGCGCGCCAACAAACGCCACGACTACTTCACAAGCTCCCTACCATGGCCACAGAAAGGGGACCCCGTCGACATCCCCCTCGGAACCGAAGCACCAGTGTTCGTGGACAGCAGCATCAACACCGGCAACAGCGTTGCCGTCACCGTGGAAGGCACCACCACACATAGACAGATCGTCAGCCAGGGCGTCGGAACCGGAACAACCTGGGGCGCAGCAAGCGCCAGCGGACAAACACCGCAACTGTACGCCGACCTCACCAACGCAACAGCGGCCACGATCAACAGCCTGCGCCTCGCATTCCAGACACAGAAACTGCTCGAGCGCGACGCTCGAGGCGGGAGCCGCTACGTCGAGCAGCTCATGAGCCACTGGGGAACCCGCAGCGACGACGCGCGGCTCCAGAGACCTGAATACCTAGGGGGAAGCAAAATCCCCATCACCATCAACCCAATCGCACAAACAGCCGCATATGACACAACCGTAGGCGCAGACGTCAGCCCAGTCGGCAACCTGGGAGCAGAAATGCACGCCGGCAGCTCCAAAAAAACATTCACCTACGCCGCCAAGGAGCACGGATACATCCTGGGCATCGCAGTAGTGCGAGCCACACCAACATACCAGCAGGGAACACGCCGGCACTGGAGACGGCAAACACGCCTCGACTATCCCTTCCCGGTCTTCAGCCACATCGGCGAGCAGGCCGTCGACACACAAGAGATATACCAAAACAGCGCCAACACACCGAGCAACGCCACCTGGGGATACCAGGAACGCTATGCGGAAATGAGATACACCCCGAACGAAATCACCGGGGTACTCAGAAGCACAGCCACTAACCCAATCGACTGGTGGCACCTGTCGGAAGAATTCGGAAGCGAACCGGCACTGAACGCCGCATTCATCACCGACAAAACACAAGAGACGCTCGCTCGATCGCTCGCAACAGCCACAGCGCAATGGAGCGCCCAAATCATCATGGACATACAGCACGACAGCCGCGTGGCCAGAATGCTGCCCACCTACGGCGACCCTGGCCTGATCGACCACTTCTGATGAAACTCACCGACCTTGCGCCCTACCTCAAAGCAACCAGAAGGACAGCCACACTATGGCATGGATACCAGCGGCAATCGGAGCCGCCACAGATATCGTCGGAGGCCTCCTGGGCAACAGCGCCCAGAAGAAAGCCAACCGAACCAACATCCGACTACAACGAGAGCAACAAGCCTGGGAAGAACGAATGAGCAACACCAGCTACCAACGAGGCGTCGAGGACCTCAAAGCAGCAGGACTCAATCCCATGCTGGCCTACAGCCAGGGCGGCGCATCTACGCCAAACGTCAGCGCCGCCACGGTTCAACCCGTGGACTCCCTGGCGCGAAGCACCAACAGCGCCGCATCCAAACTGCAAATGGCGACGCAACTCGCCCAAATCCAAGCACAGACCGAACTAACCAAGAACCAAGCCACCGCTGTCGATATCGACAACCAGATAAAAGCCTGGGAACTGCCCTACGCATCAGCCAACGCTGCCGACCGACGAGCACAAGTCTCGGGACAATCCACCGAGATCAACGAAAGGGTCAAGAAGGTCATCGCCGAAGCAGACCTCACCAAAGCCCAGCTCGATCAGCTCAAAAAACTGATGCCCGAGATCCTACGCAAAGCAAAAGCCGAGGCATCCCTGCAAGAGTTGCAGATCCCTTCGGCCAAAGCCGCCGCCGAGGTATGGGAAAACGTAGGGGCCGCAGGAGCGGGGACATCCTGGGCGGCCAAAATCGCCGCAGAAGTCGCCAAAGCAATCAACTTCATCAAAAAGGACTGAACCATGGACCACAACGAACGACGCGCCAAGGGGCGCACCCACAACGACGGCAAAAGCCTCACCGACCAGAGCCAAGCCGCCGACACCAACATAAACGTCATCCTCAAAAAGTACGGCGTTACGGGAGTCGCCACCGGGCGCAAAGGCGCACCGCAATACCTGGACCACACCGCACGGCCCAGGGACCTCCGGGAAGCCTACGAGCAGGTGCGCGAGGTACATGCCCTACGCCTCGCACTCCCGGAACCACTGCGCAACAAAACGCTCGACGAACTCGACGCCTTGACGCTCGACCAACTCCAAACCATACTAACACCGCCGGCACCACCGCCGGCGCCACCACCAGGTGAAACGAAATGATGAGGATCTACGCCGTCCGAGACAGACTCATCGACTACTACATGCAACCGTTCGTCGGACCGAACGAAAAGGAAGTGATGGCCGCCCTGGCCAGAACCGTCAACAACGAGGTAGACACAAATGGCATCAGCCAAGCCCCGCACCACTTCGAGCTCTGGGAGCTCGGCACGATCGACGAAGAAGGGAACATCACGCCAACCCGCAAGCTCATCTGCGACTGCGCCAGCCTCATTCGGGGAGGTGTTCGGACGGCCGCCGAGCGACGCGGTGCACAAGCTCAGGCAGACCCTAGCAGTCAACCGGCGCCGACTGGAGGAGCTCCAGGCCGAACCCGTACCAACGGTCGCGCTCTACCGCCTGAGGCACACACAGAGGCTGAGCCGACTGCGGAAGTACCTCGCCAACATCGAGGAGGCTATCCACCTGCTGATGCTTGACGAAAGCAATAATTGACACCGGCAACCGGTGTCAATAGGACCATCTTAATCAAGGGAACGATGGTCCACCGCTGACAAAGGCAGCATACTGGGGGGGCTTGACGCCCCCCCAACTTTATGAAGGAGAGCACTATGCGACGACGAAACATCAGCCCGCGCAAACATGCGCGCAAACACCGCCGCGCCGAGCGGCGCGGCAAGGCAATCAACAGCCCCGGCTTCATCATGCGGGGCGGCATCAGACTCTGATGCCTTGCGCGGCTCCCATCCGCGCATACAAGGCGTCCACCGGACGCCTTGTCTTTTATAAATCGACCGACTGGCAGTACACAGTCGAACCCTACACGGGACTGCAGGTGCCCTGCGGCACCTGCATATGCTGCCGAGAGGAGTACGCAAGACAAGCAGCAATCCGAATCGCACACGAGGCAACATGTCACGAAACAAACTCGTTCGTTACCCTCACTTACAACGACGCCAACTTGCCGACCTTCGGCTCACTCGACTACCGGCATCTGACGCTATTTCTCAAACGCTTGAGGCGATCAGTTGGCGCATTGCGCTATTACGCCGTTGGCGAATACGGAGACCGAAGCCTTAGACCGCACTACCACTTGTGCGTATTCGGCCACGACTTCACAGCCGACCGAATCATCACGCGCAAAGACCCACACCTGCTCTGGACGCAAGAAGCGTTAACCAGGTGCTGGGGATTAGGGCGCGTGGAAGTGGGAGCACTCACCTTCGAGACTGCCCGCTACACCGCAAGCTACGTCACCAAGAAACTACGCAGCAAACAACGATACGTTCGCATCGACGAAACCACCGGAGAGCTCATCCAGGTAGAGCAGCCCAGAG